GCCCTTTATTTATTGCAACCTCCGCTTTAACTGTATCTCTTAATTGCTCGGTCCAATCTGCGTAGTTATCACTCCATATAGTGTCATAATTGGTCGCACTATTTTTAGTAAGTATTTGTCCTGTTGTTCCTCCCGATGGCACCAATTGAGTGCTTAATGGGATTGTGTACCCCGTATCCAATCCAAATGCCAATGTACCCGCCGTTACAATTGGCGAACCACTTATTGTAAGTCCGGTTGGAACCGATGCGCCAACGCTCGTTACCGTTCCGCTTGCTGCAAGATCGGTCCATGATGCCGTAATTGTTCCCGCATCTTGTTGCGTTAATGTTAGTGTTTTGGTAGTTGTACCACTTACACTTGCACTAACTATTGAGTCGTTATAGGCCGTGTCCCAGGTTGTTTGCTTTGCAGTTGTTGGCAAAGAATAGCCCGCCGCATAATTAACGGCAAGCGTGCCACTATTTACAATTGGATTGCCGCTCACTTGAAGGCCAAGTGGAACACTCATATTTACACTCGTTACCGTTCCCGTTCCGGTTACGGCCTTGTTAATCCATTTGGTACCATCATATGATAATACATCCCCATTAGTGGATGAAGCCAATGTTACATCGGATAGCTTGTTAAGATCATAATCACCCTCGGTTGCAACAATTGTACCGGTCCTTCCGAATACTGAATACACCGCCGTTGGTAATGGATAGCCTCCGTTAACTGTTGATACTTCAACAATATTTTCGGTTACATTTACAATAACATCGCCACTTTCTACATTGATACTAATTTTTTCATCATTAACTACTATGTTTATTTGCTCTTCGCTTGGTGTTATTATTGTACTCATTTTATTATAATCTTGTTATGTCCTCCTGTTCTAAAAAAGTTCCCCAAATGTATGTTTTGACAAGCCCACTTGGGAATGTCACATTCATGTCATACACATAATTACCGGCGGCGATATTCACTATCTTATTTAGTGTTATCTCATTTTTGCCTACGCCACCAATTGTGATGCTTGTACCCGTTACAAGACTTAAAACGACATCCGTTGATGTTGGCTTTGTCCTAACTTGTATCAAGATAGTTGATCCGCTTAAATCGACTGCCACATCATTTGCCGTGATAGCAAATGTCTGCGCCCAAGTGTCATTGCGCCATAATTGGACATTGTATTGTGCGGGCCTTAAATCACCCGTTGAACTATTGCAACTCATATTTTTTAATTTTTTAATTTAATGGCATATCGCAAGCATCAAACTCCGATACTGTTGTCATGTTAAAGGTTATCTCAATACCGCTCAAATAATCTTCAAACTTGTCCAAAATAAAATTGTAACTAATATTGGTATCAAGGATGTAATTATTTGCACCGTTCCTCATTTTGCTAATTATGTCCGCTCCTATTTGTAATTGATCGGATGCAACATCCGGCTCAAATTCTGCCTCCATGCCCGCCTTATCTAAAAACCAAAGCGATACATTATATACTTGCTCGCGCCCAATATTTAATGATCCGCTATTGATAGCAAAGCAAGCAATTGGGTAAATCGGTTGGTCATTTACAAACAACCACTCTTTTGGTGTCGCATACTTTACGCTTTTTATTTGCGCATGCGACTCGAGAAGAGTCCTTATTGTGCTTAATACTTGGTTGTAAGTCATTGAATTTTTGTTTTACTTTGTCTAAAAACTCCCTTTTATAACTGCGTATTTTCATGAGGTAAATCTAGGTTACTAACTCTTCGTGTTGCTCCTCTTCTGCCTAAAAATATAGGCGAAGTATATGCTTTAATTTGTGGCGCTATGATATCAAATCCACTACCATAATTTAAATACTGCTCAAACAACTCGGAATTTTCACGAAGATAATCAATTAATCTTGTCTTGTAAAACTCGCCATTGCTCATGTAAGACCTTTGTAATAACTCCAATTGGCCTTTGCTTGGTGAGTTGCTCTCTTCCGCAGTTTTCTGCATCAATCCTTTGCTAAAAAATTGGAACGATGTTGCCATCACCATCTCGGCAAGTGTGAACCATAAAAGACAATCCGTTACATAATCATTAAGTAATGCCTTCTCATCGGTATTCAAATCGTTATTCTCAACCCCATCTTGTAACCTACGAAATAAAGATGTACCAAGTGCCGGAAGTAAAAACTTATCTTGAGCCAACTTGATCACCGGTAAAATTTGCTTACCATCGATGCCCGTACTTATTGCCGTGCGACTTTTGATAAGCTCCTCATTAATAAAAAGTATATTTAAACTCATAAAATTATTTTTTTCTAGTTACTATTTTAACTTGCCAACGATGTCTGCAATAAGGGCGGTGAACTCCATTAGGTTGCGTAAACCAACCGCCTCTCCTATCAAATACGGAATAGCCTAAACGCTCGGAGATATTCTCAATATCGGAACGGCTCCAAAGCTTTGTCTCCGCTAATTGTAATAAGCGCGCACAAAATGGTCGGTTTTTATCATCCCTTGGTCCGGCATATGTGTAACGCAAAAGCACCTCGGTTGTGGTAGCTTTGTCACCTCCCGCAATCTTGCGGAGTGGCTTTGTTAAGACACTCTCTTGAGGTTTATACTTTGGGTTTAATATGCTTAAATCCCTTCCGATAATTTTTAAATATCCTTCCGCTTTTAAAGCTTCAATTGTTACATTAACCTCGGCAACGCTTTTGTTTAAGATGGTGCCAATGTTCTCCGGAGTGATAAGTTTATTTTTGCTTATCAAATCAAGGACATTTGCTTTTAATGTGTCAATTTCGGCATCCGCAAATTGCTCAAAGTTTTTAGCTTCATGAGTCTCAATTACTTCAAACTCATTGCAATCATCACCGCATGCGCCAAATTCACTTAATAACAAATCATCTTGCATGTCAGCAAATGCCTCTTCGGTTTTAGGATCATCATCAACACCCAGGAAGGTATTAACATCATCATCGCTAAAACCAAATCCACTCTTTAACATTAATGCAGCTTGTTGCTTGTTAATCTTACCGCTTCCAAATTGGCGAACGATACGCATAACATTTTGATATTGCCTTCCGCTTAAATTCTTAATGCTATCATTTGCAGCCGCTATTGGCTCACTACCCGTTGGAGGCACATTGCCGCCTTGTGGTGCCAAGTTATCCGGTGCAAGACCTAACTTCTCACGAATCTCATCGCGTGTCATATTAGCGCTCATAATGGCCTCGCTAAATTCAAAGCTTAATGGCTCAACCGGAACAATCTCAAACTCACCAACGATGCCGGCTAATTTCATTAACTTATTGAAAGTTACTTCGTGTTGTTGTTGGCGCTCGTTTACATATGTGTTTTGGAATATTTGATATGCATCACGAATCTCGCTACGGCCGCCCAATTGCCCTTCGGTTTTAATACCAAACAACATCGGGCTTGTAACTTGATGACAAGAGAAAATCTCTTGTTGGATTAAGTTATTGACATTAGTGAAATCCTCTTTTGTCAAATTGGTTTGGCCAAGGTCAACAATATCGACTGCATTTTCCTTTGATGGGTTAAATGCAATCACTACGCGGTCACCTTCCGGATTAGCGAACTTATTCTTTAAATCTCTCTCAACTTCCTCTTGCTCCTCTTCACCTGGTAAGCCATTATTGAAATTAATCAATTTGGTAGCAACAAAGTTTTTCTTTGCATTACCTAAAATATGTCGGCTCACTTGGATATCACTCTCGATGTAGTTAAGCCCTTGGAAATAGGAAGGAAGAGGATAAATATCACTCTTTGGATTGTACTGCTTTACAAATAATATTTGTGCGCCTGTTGGATCATTAGGATTAAATGCTTTGTACTCTCTTGCTGACTCCCTAAATTCACTCTTGCTCCAATCATCTTTAACATAAAAGCATTTCATATCTTTTGAAACCCTTACTTTTTGGAACTCAATGTGATATACTCCGGCGATTTGCTTTAACGCATTGTAAACAATTTGCAAGTAAAAACCACCATGAAGTTCATCATCTAAAATAGAGCGCTTTAAAATTTGATTCCAAGTTTCACCCTCAACATTGGCAACTTTCGGAACATCCGCAAAACCTTTGCCATAAATATAATTAACCTTACCTTTTACAATTGCACCATGCTTTGGGCTTTCGCCAAATAACTCAATCAAGTAATTTGAATAGTTATTTTTAGCACCAAACTCAACATAGTTTTTGCCCCTCTTCTCTTCAAATTTGGGTTGTTGCGCTTGGTCAAATTCGACCTTTACTAAATGATATTTATTGCTCACAATTATATGTTTTAAATTCGTTACATTGATCCGTGTATTCAGTTGGCGCACATTCGGCGACATCATGCAAATACATAAAGCCCTCCTCAACAATTGCACCGCTCAATAATGGATCAAGATTTGTTGAGCTTGCTTGTTGTCTTATAATATATCGCCAGGTGCCGGCTTCGTAATTCTTAAAAACCTTATCCAAGATAAGCATTTTTTGGTATCTATTATAATCAACAATGTTTGTACCAACAAATTTAACTATTTTATCCGTAGCACTTGTAAAAATAAATAAATATTTAGGGCTTGCGATGGTTGTTAACTCATCGGCCGTAAATATTATGTAATTATTTTGCCCTTTATATATGTGCAACATCTTGTTAAATTTAAAAAGCCCTACCTACTCACAGGTAGGTAGGGCATAAATAAAATACTGCTTTAAATAAAATTATCCCGCAGTCTCAAGCGCCGCTCCTACTGTTGCGCTAACTTGTAAAAAATCATCAACCTCTATTCCACTTAATGTGATATTGTAACCATTACGATCACCCGCAGCCGTACCACTTCCGCTTTCAGTTGTTGCAAGATATAAACCCTTACCCTTACCGTACATACGATAATTGCCATCCATATCTAAAGTAACAACCATTAACTTATTTTTAGCAAGTGTACGAACTATATTTGCAGTTGTTGAATCTCTCTTGTTTAATGGGAATACTACTTGATGAGTATAAAATAATGATCCGTTCTCTTCCGATGCAGTCGCATTAGATGATGTATTTGCGGTCGCTCTTGGCACCTCAAATTTATAAAATCTTTTGCCCGCTACTTTTGTGATGCCGGTAACTAGACCGCTTACTTCCGTTACACCCGAAATGTTGCCAAACTCTGCTAAATATACTGCGGATAAACCGCCTACATTTTCGCGACAATCAATCGTGTAACCGCTTGTTATTGCACATGCCATGATAAAAAAGTTTAAAAAAAAGGCGGCTATTTCACCGCCTTTTTTTGATTATAATTTAATTAGATTGCTGCTTTGAACTTAACACATAATGTTGTGTAAGCCACGCCAACTCCTAATTTGAAAGCTACTCTATAACGAACTTCGTTATTATCTTCGGAATACCAAATTTTGTAGTTTTCCTCTTCTGCTTCAAGATCAAACGCCATTGCGATGTTCGACAAAGTTGTAGCATATATGTCACCTGTTCCGTTCAAACCATTAACCGCAACTAATTCAACATTAGTACCTGGGATAATGAAAGTTTGAGAAGCATCACCATCAACTTTGTAGTTGTAAAGGTTTAATGCTTGGTAAGCCATAACCGCTAAACGATATGTGTCGTTACCAACGAATACTTTTAAATCATCTGCATCGATAATCTCAACAGGGATAGCTTTGTAAACTGCATTTAAAATGCTTACTACATTTGAAGCAGTAATTGTTGCAATTGGACCACCACTTACATAACCACTTACATTCGCATCAACAGGAGAACCAGCATCAATAATTTTGATTAAGCCATTAAAACGCTTTAAATTTTCGCTGCTAGAATCAGTATCACCTAACCACAATCCAACTTCTAATTGCTTTGCAATCATCTTGTTTTTTTGCTCGGTGAACTTTGTTTGAAATTCAGCCCATCCGAAATCTTCGTAAGTTGATCCCGCTTTTAAAGCCTCTTGAGAGAAGTAAGCTTCAAAATCTTTTGGACAAATTGTCTCTTCTAATTTGATTTTACCAACTGTTACAGTTGCTTGACTCAAAGTTGTAGTGCCAGAAGCATTCCAACCACAAGCATCAACTTGAAAGTTTGCATTTGTTGCAAGTTTTGGAACTGCAACGCTTGACTTTGTTTTAGGTAATAAGATACCACCGCTCTTAATTAAAGATTGCGTTTTTGCTGCGAATACAGCCTCGGTTAATAAAGGTGCAATCTCTTGTTTAGTATATGCACTTATGCCGCTGAATGATAATGCCATTTTTTTATAATTTTAATTTTTAAGAACAAATTGATTTTGAGAAATTTTCAAACTCCACTCTTGCATCTCTTTTAACTTCGCTAAATGCGTTGCTATTTTTTACGCTTGAGTCTGCTTGAGCTTGAGGAGCTTCAACTAACATTTTGCTAATTTGCATTAATCCTTCGATTACTTTATTAGCTTGAGTTAATTTAACTTCATATGCTGCAAACTTATCTTCATAAGATGCAAACTTTTGATTTGTTGCACTCTCGAATGCAGCAAACTTTGCGCTCATGTCCTCTTGGCCGATTGGCTCTTCGGGGATTGCGGGTGCAACCTCTTCCTCCATTGCCGGCTTAATTTCCATGATTGCGCCATTGTCACCAAGGACAATTACAGTACCATCTTCAAGCATATGCTCTCCAACAGGGGCTGCAACACCTTCGATAGTTACAATACCACCAACCATCAACTCAGTAACTTCAACGATAGTGCCATCTTTTAACTTGGCCTCCATCATTTTAACCGGAGTCATACCGGATACATCACCGCTTGCGGATGGCATTTGGTCTCCAACTAATTCTGCAAAGAACATTGAGACCTTGTTTAAAATACTTTGTGCGTTTTCCATACTCTTATATATATTATTTTAATGAATTAGGTACTTTTAATAAATCTGCTAGCTCGGCAAGTTTTTGCTCGGCATAACTTTTTTCACGATCAATTGGTAAAACATAGTCAAAGAAACCCTCAACCGAAAATCCCTTAACCTTATCTTCCTTAATTAATTGCCAGGCGGTTGGATTCTCAACATAGAACGAGCCAAACCATGAGCCATCCTTTGCATCTTCAAATCCGGCCATAGGTAAAATGCCTCTTGCCTTATCAACGATAAAGCTTTCAAACATTACCAAACCATCAAGCTTCATATTTGAGTCATGCATCAAATTGACATTTTGTTGGTACCCTTTTTTAGCAAATTTGATGGCAATCTCTTTAATTGTCTCCGCTGAAAATTTAACATAGTGTTCGCCAAACTTTGAATTGTTGCGATAAATTAATGCATCTGCAAGCATCAATGGGCCACTAATAATATGCTTATCTTCGCTTTGAATAGCAAATGCAATGCGCTTTGGATTCATAATCTCTTCCGCAAATGCCACAAAATCCTTTTGAATTGCCGGCTTATCAACAAGTGCAATAAATGATACCTCGGCATCATCCTCCATATCCTCTTGTATTTTAAGCTCGTATATAGGTAAAGTCATATAAATAAATATAAAAAATTAGAACATTGTACTTTTAGTTAATTCGAGCCGCTCGGTTAAGTCTTTGGATTCTCTCTTGGTTACCGGTCACATCCGATTCAACAACAAATGCTCGCGCCGCAACATTACCAATTTGGTTAACCTGGGCTTGGTTTAAAGTCGTTGTTGATACTTGAGGCATCAATGGTGCGGATATTGATGGCATTGATGGCATACTACCACCGCCACCACCGCCCGGAACTTGCACCGCCGTTATTGTCCTAACTGTTTTTAATCCTGTTGCAATAATAGCCGCAACACTTGCAATCTTTTGAATGGTACCAAATGGCTCCGGCAATACTGATTTTGCTCTTATTACCTCGGATGCACCGACATATGTATTGATTAAAG